ATAGAGCCTACTTTAGCACCTGCACTCAGCGTGCCTTGCTTGAGACCCTTACGGAAAGTAACCTTACCACCAGCTGTATAAGTAATATTATCAGCTTTAGTGAACCAAGTATTATCTAGAGCAGTAGCTGTAGTCTGTGTATCTAGACCATTGATACCGATGGTATCTAATGCTACTGAGCCAATTGTCTGTGCGTTTAACATCTAGGTTACCACCCAATCTCTTTCATACTCCATATTACCAGCATCTAATTGAACTGCAAGGCTCAGAGAGTCTCTAGCTTCAGCAGAGATAGCACTAGAAATCGTACCACCATCTTCACCACGTTCAGCTACAGCTCTAGCCCAAGCACCTAATACAACAGGTTGGGAAGGAACTCTAAGAACTTGTGATGCTTCCTTTAGCTCTGTCTGTGCGCCTACCACATTCACTGAGATAACTTGAGTAGCATCAGGTACAGGGTAGAAGTCAATATTGAAATCAGGTTCTCTTGAAGAGCTTGCTTGTGAGATACCGTTGAAGGCATAACTAGTAGGCTCACCTGATGCGATAGAAGATAGAGGGAATACTTGTTGATTCATCCACTCATTAGGTACTTGCTTTAAGACAGTACCTGTGGTCTGATTGATTACATCTAAGACTGTGAAGGAAACACCAGCACCACGTAAGGCATCACCTAAAGTGTACTGCATATTGCCACTCTTAGTCGTAACATTGAAAGACTCTCTAAGAGCATTCCAGCTATGATAAGACTCTACATTCTTCTTAGTATCATTAACCAACTCACCGATTAACTTTTGGTAATCAGTAACAGTATTTGAATCATATAAGTCTCCTGACCAGTCGGCAGGGATAGTGTCTTCTCTTAGTCTTCTTAAGACTGAATTAATAATCTCTCTATACGTCATCTATAATCCTTCCTATATGTATATATTATACCACATTTGTCTCTATTTGTCAAGTGCCAACTTGATTGTTGTCAACAGTAGACTTGTATTTATTTTTAGCTTTAGCGTACCCTTGTCTTCTAGTGAGCCAAGGTACTACAATGTTAGTGATTAGTAGAAATGCTAGGAAGCCATATAAGATGTCTTTACTCCACGCCTCTGCTACGTATGCCACTGCTTGTTCTTTCGTCTCTATATCGGCAACCTCAGGACTGTCAGGCACTAGTTCATCATATGCCATAGCAGTAAGACCAACAGTAACTCCAGCAATAGGACCGCCTAATAGATAAGCAGTCCCTGTAGAGACGGTTGTTTTACCTAGGTTTCGTAGGTCTAAGGAAGCACAGCTAGTCAGTAACATCAGTGATATGAATAGTGTTGTTAATCGTATCATTTGTGCCTCCTAATCGTATCACTAAGCAACTACTTTACTAGCCGCCTTAAAGGCAGCAAAGAACCCAAACTCTTGTAGAGTGAAGTACACAATCATACCGACTGCAATATACTTTATCTGATTGAGGGTATCCTGAATAGCAGTTAGGTGTACATTCATATCACCCATCTGTGCGAATAACTTAGCTATCTGCTCATCGTGACGGGCTGATGCCTGTTCTAGTCTGTCTAATCTTTGTTCCACAATTACTTGTAGAAAGCTAGAGTAATCTTAGTGGTCGCTGGTGCAATGATGTTCAATGCTGTCACACCTGATAGAGTTCTAGTCCCTGGGTTTAAATCCACTGTGTCTGCATTGATTGCACCTGTAGGTACTACTGCTGCACTACCATCATAACGTACATAGAAGTCACCATTAGCACTGAAGACTACTACACCTGCTCCTGTAGGAACTGTCACTGATTGATTAGTTGTAGCCGCTAGTTCACCTGCATAGTATGTATCTGATGCATTGATAGCACCTGTAGGTGAGCGGTAGTCATCTCTTCTTATTAAAATCTCGTTCATTACTTAGTCCCTCTTGTGTGTGCGCCTATTTTTTGTTTGAATGCTTTCATTTGTTATTCTCCTTTAATTGCGATTGTTTAGTGTTGTTGGTTATACATTACTATAGTGAAATTTTAACCGTTCCAGACGAGTTCCAAAGTTGACCAGTGACAGAAGGATCTGATGTTGGCAGGTTAGCAAATATGTTTCTTATTAAGTTAGTACTCTTACCTAAATCATAAGTAGCTGTGCTAGGCAACAAACCTGTACTATCAACTGTAGAAAGACCTAGCCAATTAACACCATCGTCTGTTGAATATTCTGTGACAAGTTTATTACCATCAACCGATACTCTAAAGTCGTGTCCTGATGCAGTCATATCATAAAGAGATATTGCTGGTGCATAACTTGTAATACCTAAGCCACCACTCTTGTCACCTAGCTTATCCCTAATACTTAAAGGACTAGAGAATGCTTGTTTATCGGCTAGACTAGAGAAGGTGTTGTAGTATAAATTACTTGCTGCACCAGTTATCTTACCCGTGTTGGCAATATTATTTATCTCAAGAAAGAAGTTATCGTAAGTTAATATACTTGCTGCTACTATTCTATCGCTTGATACATTTTGTGTAGAGAACCTAAAGATATTGTCTTTTGGATTAGCATCACCCTCTCCTTCAGTTAAACCTGCATTATAAGAATAGCCATATTCAATAGTATCTACTGTTGTACCTATGTGATTTACACCACTAACAAGTAGGTTTCTTGTTCCATATTTGTACACAGGCAGGCTGTCAACTTCAGCATAGCTGTTCAGGTTGAATAAAGTTGTGAAGTCAGAATGTGCTTGTATGTTACTTAGTGTGATATTACTACTTTCACCGTGATACAAGTAACCACTAAATGCGTAGCCAGGAGAGTTGTATATTCTGATATTATCTATAACTCCGTTTGACGCCCTATTCATAGATATAATGCCGTGCTTAGGCGTGTATGTTACGTTCTTACCCACGTTGTAAGCTACAATATCAGATATAACAAATCCAGATTCATCACCATCGTGTGGGAAGCCTGCGGAGTTGCCAAATATAGTGATAAGGGTTTCACAATTCTCTACCACGCCACCAGTAATCAGGACATTGTTATCTGTACTATCTGAGCCTACTGAAATAGATATTGCGCCATAACAATCTTGTATGTTGAAATTAGTAACAATAATATTATCTGGCACAGTTGAAACGCCAGAACCAGCTTCAATGTTTATCGCTCTACCACCTTTATAACCAGCCTTATCGTGACTAGCGTTCTTAATGATACAGCCATTAATACTACAGTTAGTAGTACCGTCTCTAAAGAGTACGCCATTTGCAGCAGGTGAATTATTTAGATCTAGTTTGATATTTCTAAAGTGTGTGTTATCTGTACTCTCACCGTTTAATGCAAGTGACATAGTAAACACAGCTTCATAATTAGCTACAGGTGCGACATTATCAACCTTTAACCAACCATCCATAAAGATGTCAGTATCAGAATAAACCTTTAACCAGCCTGTTATTAAGAAAGTACCAGATGGAAAATAAATAGAGCCTCTTACATCAAGCGCTGCCTGAATAGCTATTGTATCATCAGTAACACCGTCACCAACCGCACCATAGTCTTTTACATTAGCTGATGCGCTGGCTATCATTCTGTTGTGTGCCTTAGTTAAAGCCATCTTATTCTCCTATACTTCTAGTGCGGCAACTGAATCGTTGTATGCGGTAACTACATCTGTAGTCCAAGTAGCAGTAGCAATAGCTAATACCTTAGCATCTTCGTCAGTTGTATCTGCACCAGGTGTTAATACGTGTCTATGGAATGATGAAGATAATACCTCACCCTCTTCTAACACCCTTGTTGCTGAACGCACTTGTATTGTACCGTTCTCTAGCACTTCAATTTTATCTACTACTGTTTCTTTTGTTAAAGCCATTATGCTCTCCTTTTAATAAATATTATTTATACTCGAACCATTATTGCAAGTTCCAATGTTCCAGCCCGTGTTGTTTCGTTGTAAGTAATTGGATTGTTATCAGCAGTAAATATCTTAAACTCTGTAGAATTGATTACTTGCGCGCCTTGGATGTTTAAAGCATTCAGGAAAGAGAAGTCTTTACCTTCGTTTATACTCATTGGGTTGTCAGTTCCTACAGCGAAAGGCAGCGTTATATGAACATCACTAGCATCTGCATCCATAGAAATACCAGACATCTTAATATCACACCAAATCATATTACCTATCTTAGTGTACCTTCCGCTACTTGTAGTAATTACTGCGTTAGTGGCATAAGAGAACGCTGGAGTCCAAGTACCCTCCTCATAGTCATCTAAAGCATTAGCTGCTGCTGTGTCAGTACCAAAGAGGAAGCCATCTGTACTAAGCGTTGCCATTCTTGTGCCATTCGATTTAAAAGCAATCTTATCCCTAGACTCAATTCGGCAACCATATCCAGTATCATAATTATCAGTACCAAACTGAGCGTGTTCTGTACCAGATACACTGATGTTTACTTGACCACCCCACGCCCCCGCCAAGTCTAATGTAGTTTTGTTTGATTCAGTTAGTGGATTGTTAGTACCTATACCTACAGCATTGTCTTTAAGTGTTAATACCTTACCTGTTGGCAATCTATCATCAATACCAGTAGATTGAAAGTTACTAATTACACCAGCATCAATCTTATCGCCACTAATCTCGTTGTCATCTACTTGAGCAATAATATTTGCAGCAGTAGTATCGTCTACATTTACATTAGATAATGTGCCACCATCAATCTTATCTGCTGATAGCCCGTTATCTGGGAAGTCTGCACTCTCCATAGTTCCATCAACTACCGATGAACCTGTTACATTCTTGCTTGAGTTTCCGTTGTTATACATAATTAATCCTTGTGTTCGTTTTATTCATTAAGCTAGGGTTGTTGCCTTCCACCCTGAGTTGTAAACCCATAGTTTGTTGGTAGATGTATCGTATTGTATAGCTGATGTACCTGTTAATACATTATTAGGCACACCTGTAGGAGACCCAGCGCAAGTGGGAATGGATAAATGACCCTCTGTAGCATTTGTAGCTAGCAGACCACCAATGCCAAAACCACCACCATTGTTAAATAACGCCCTTTCTACAAACACACCATTAGATAAAACACCCAGAGACATTTCTGCACCTAAGCCTGATAGCCCCCTGCCCTGTATTGCAGCACCATAATCAGTTCCCAATCCTTCATCTGTAAGTACAAAAGTTGTATTTAATCCACCGTGTACGTGTAGATTGTTAGACACTGTAACAGAGATAGGAGTTGGTATTGCTGTGGCTGTAGCCATATTTAAGTTGTATGTTCCTGTACCGCCTGTTCCTGTTCCTAAGCTTGCTATCTTTACGTGGTTTGGGATGCCAATTGCATTGATATTTTGCCCAACCGCAAATGCGCCTGAAGTTGGTGCTGTGGTAACGGTCATAACACTAGTTGCAAATGTTGCTAATGCACCAGCTACATTATTAGATGGACTATTTAAGCCTATTGCCATCTGTCCGTGTCTATATCTACTATAACCGTGTATGTCTATAGTGCTAGCACCTATACCAAAGTCATTAATAAATACTTCACTGTTGGAAGCTAGGCTGTGGAGACCACGACCATCAACGCCAGTACCAAGACAACCGTCTGAAGAACACCCAACAGCGTGACCCCATAAAACACTGGATGTAATTGAAGAAGAAGGTGCTGCAGAGAACAGACAACCATTTAAAGACACGCCATAGTGGTCTCCTACTGTTAAATCAATACTAGTTCCATTGCCTTCAAAGTAGCCTTGTATTGATACGCCTTGAGATCCATCAATCTTAATAGCCGTGCCTAGCATACCCTCTATGGTTGCGTAAAACCTACAACCAACAGCATTAGCAATATCAAACGCATCTAGACCTGCTTCTATTAGTACATTTAATACCTGCAGGTCAAATGTAGTGGCTTGACTACTAAAGAATGTACCTGTAAATCTACGTGCTTGACAATTAATCAAATAGATAGATTGCGTATAAACTGTTGTGGCTAGCAAGCACTTGATCTTACGAAAGTTACAACCCTCAAAGGTAGTGCGTAAGAATTTATGTCCATCTATAACATAAGCAGCCAAAGCATTATTATCTGTCTCAAACTTGAGATTCAAGAACTTAGTCAATTGTGTAACAGGACTTGACGCATCTACAATAGTGGATGAAAACATATTGATAGCGGTCTTAACTATAAAACCCCCACCACTAAAAGACGATATAGTAAACCAGTGGTCAAAATCTGCACCATCAACTTGCCTGTCTATATTAATGGGGGCTGTAAGTAGGCACATCCCAGACACACTGAGGTCTTTATTATTAGATATACAATAATCAATAGCAGCCTGAATAGCAGCAGTATCATCTGTAACACCATCGCCCACAGCGCCGAAGTCTTTAACACTGACTGACTCTTGTAGCTTGTTCTCTACTGTTCTACTAGAAGCACCTGTGCCACCTTGAGTGTAAGTAACGTTTTGAGCCTCTGCAGTGCTTACCTCAAAAGAAGAGATAATCATTACTTCGATACCAGCACTTGTTGGAGGAGCTTCAGAGAATGTAAGAACAGCACCTACGGTAGTGTAAGTATCTTTCTGTTGATATACACCATCGATATATACCTGTGTACTATTCTCATTATTAGGAGCAGTAGTTAATGTATAAGCTACAGTAGCACCATCACCAGTGAAGTTGTTTACCTTAAGCGCACCAGCGTATACAGCCTGCCAATCAGTACCATCATATACTCTAAGTTCATTATCTACAGTATTGAAGTATAGAGCGCCTACGATAAGGGCATCACCATCATCATCTGTAGTTGGCTCTACTGCCTTGTGTCCTAAGTAAGTATCTGCAAACTGCTCATACTTAGCGATAATTCCATCTAAGTCATAGCTGTCTGCTAGTACTGATGATGTTGCAATTCCGTGTCCTCTGTCAATCGACATTAGTTCATTCTCCTTCTCATAGCTTTAACCGCTAGTGCTAATCTTTTCTTTTTAGATAACTTCATTATGAATCACCTCCTTAAAGTAAACTTAACAAAAGCCCCTCATTTAACTGAAGGGCTAGAGTTAAATCAACTTACTACGAAGTTAATTCTTGGATTGAACCAGGACGAACTACTTTAGAACCATAAATGGTATCTGCAGTAAATAAGTCAGCTAGTTTCTCTTGTTTGTACTGAGTCTGCGTACGGATAGACTGTTGTGTAGCCAATACGTGTGCATCCTTTTGGAACAAGAAAGCTTTCTCTGTTGAACCTGTGCCCACTTGCGTAGACATAAATACAGGTACACCATAGATAGAACCAATCTTACCAGTCTTGATTGCATTACCATCACCAATGAACTGTTGCTCTGTAAAGCGTTCAGTTGACATTAGTGCAGTCATACAAGAAGGTGTCACGATTAGTGAACGACCATCTACAGGTACGTTACTATCATTCAACACTTCGATAGCTGCTAGGATTGAAGTATCCCAGTTAGTAACACCAGTTAATACTGAGTTACCACCAGTTAGTGCAGAAGCACCATCTAAGTCTGTGATGATTTTAGAATCAACATTAGAAGCTAGAGCATAACCTGCATCGTCCGTGTAGAACTTACGCATAGAGTTAAGAGCTTGCAACTCAGCGAAGTCTTCAATATACATTGAGTATTCGTAGTGTTGGTCAATTGTTACAGTCTCAGTACCAGCATTATCTGTGTTAGCAGTTACGTCAGTATTGATTACTTTTTGGTTAGCCGTACTACGACCAGGAGTAGGAATGTGAATTGAATCACCTTTCTTACCAGCGTGGCTGATGTTACGTACTAGGTTAGCAGCAACTAGGTTGCCTTTGTAAGTTGCAATTACCTCATCAGACCAGATTTCTGGAATGAATGCACCAACTGCGCCTGGGTTTGTTGATGCGTGATACGCACCATTAGTCATATTTGCCATTTTATATTCTCCTTAAGTGTTAATAGCTTTTAAGTAACCCTACCATCTGCATAAGCGTCATAGATTTCTTGTTCCATCGACTCATACTTGCTAGGGTTTTCCATTTTCAAACGAATTAGGTCTGCTCTTCTGAACGACTTTCCTCCGCCTGTTGAACCCGAAGCACTCCTAGATTCTGTAGTGGCTGATTTCAGTTTAGACTCTCGCTCTGATGCTTGCTGTTGTGTTACCTCTTGAGTCTTCGAGACCATAGAACGGTCCTTCCAATTATTAAGTAACTCATTAGCTGCATCATAGTTATAAGAATCCGCTGCTTGAAACAACTGCATACGAATCGGACTACCTTTGACCCAGTCTTGGAACTTAGTATCTTTTACTACGTCACCAAAGTCTGGATGGGTCTGTTCCAAATGTGTCTTGGCAGAAGCTTGAACTTGCTGCTGTTGATACTGTTGGAACTCTTGGAACTTAGGATGATTCTCTATCGCTTGATTTACCGCTGCATTGGGGTCATCGAAGAAATCCATACCTTGCTCCTCTTCTGTTACTGAGGATTCTGCTTGTGGATTACCCTGACGTGCTACTTCAGCTTGAAGGAAACTATCTGATAACTTTCTTAACTCTCCAACTTCCTGAGCCTTACGACCCATTTCCTTTTCGAGGTTCTGATAACTACTTATAATTTCTTCCGTGCTCTTACCTGCAAACTTACTAGGAACTTGATACTCTTCAGGTGCTGCTTCTAAAGGAGCCTCTTCTGTCATCACTGTTTCTGTTACGTCTGTTGTAGGTGTTTCTGCTATTGCTTCTGTAGGACTTTCAGTGTCCACTACTATATTACTCATATCGTTACTCTCCGCCCCGTAGGGTTATGAAGTTATAAAATGGCAGAGCTAAAATAAATCTAGTTCTTCTGCCGCTAGTTTAGTTGCTTCCTCTAAGCCAATTACTTGTCTTAAGATTGACAACTGACCCTTAGCGTACCAAAGGTCTCTATCAGATTCTAGTGAATCTAAATTACTGTAGATGTCTACGAGATTATTCAGTTCTTCAACTAAGTCTCTCCACCCATCTTGTTCTGTTAAATGAATCCTATTTTGATAGTAGGTTTCAGTTTCCGTATTGTGTTCTTTGTGCATTTGCATAGTTTAGCATTGTCTCCGACTGAAGGTGCTCCATCTCTGGAATCTTTCTATATGTGTCACTAGCTACATTATCTGTATCTGCTTTCATCTTATCGATTGAAGCTAATTCTTTCTGTAACTTAACTAATCTCTCTTGCACATCTAATTGATTAGGTTGCTTGATGCCTGCGTCTGCAGCTCTACTCATAGCACTCGCTTGTTCATCTTGAGCTTCAGCTAGAGTCTTCTGAATATCAGCTTCCTTCTGCTTCATATCTAATTGCATCTGAATCTGTTGCATCTGCTGTTGCTGTGGATTAGGCTCCATACCTTGCATTAATGATTTGACTACCTGATCTCTATTGTGCATACTAGAGTTCTGGAAGACAGCAAGAAGTAATACATTGAATGCTGGAGAGTCCTTAGGTACAGACTGTAGCATAGAGACCATCTGTTGCATCTCTAGTTCTTTAGCCATAATACCCATAGTAGAATAAGGTATAAACTTATAATCACTAACTGGGTATCTCTCTACATCAAACTGTATCTTACGCCACATAGTCTTATTAATCATAGGGATTAAGAATGTGTTCTGGAAGTTCATCAGTGTACGCTTCTGTCTCTTAATAGCTGCTGATTGCATCATAGACATACCACTAGAAGTAGCTCTGTCTGGTGCTCCTGCATCTGTAGAACCAGTACCCATCTGAATCATATTCTGTAGTAATGCTACTTGTGCATCATTATTAGAATTAGGAGAACCTAGAGTCAGAGGCATAATAGCCTGTTTAGGATCACCATTAGTAAGAATAGTCTTACCAGGTCTAACCTCTAGCTTCAAACCTCTAGGTAGACGAGTAGCATCTGCTGCCATCATCGGTGTAGTAGTTAGAGCTAAGTTATCAATACGTGCTCTCATCTCAGCATCTAATGCTTTCTGAGGATTATAACCTTTCTCACAGATACCACGTCCCCAGAACTTACTAGGTACTAGGTCGTGTTGATAAGTAATGAAAGGTCTATCTTCCATCATAAATGGATTCTCTTCAGCACGTAAGACATACTGGTCATTAGCTATAGTAACTACAGCTTCAACTAGTTCATCTTCATCATACTCGAAGTCATCATTAGCTTCTTTCTTGTTTAAGAATTTCTTAGGTACCTTACCCCAATACTCAGTAATCTTAATCTGGTCTGAAGCATCTCTATTCAAATACTCAGGATCAAAGCCTACCTGTACGACATTAACATCACCTTCAATATCAACGTTTCTATAGACACCCTTAGTCATCCCTTCAGATAGAACGTATCTAGGCTTATATACCTCGTGAGCTACGCCTAAGGCTTCATCTACTGATTCAGCACTAGGGTCAATTAAGAATTCCTTAGGAGAGATAGCTTCAACACGTACCTCTACTGTCATCTCTTCTTGTACTTCTCTTGATGTAGTTAGTGTTCCTTCTACAGGAACTTCAGCTGGCTTGCGTACTACCTTCTCTTCAGTAATGATCTTACCAATGCCTGTACCATATATAGCACCATTAAGGAATACTTCACATAAAGCATCCTTAACTCCTGCACCTTCTAAGTCTTCCTGTAGTAGGTTACGTATCTTCTCTGCTTCTTCTTTATTCTGATCTAGATAGTCATCCTTAAGATCAAACCATTTACCTCTACCAAATGTAGCCTCTTCAATCTCTGCGACAGAAGACTCTACTGCTTGTTGTAAGGCAGGGGATATTAATCTAGATTTCTCAGACTCACGAGACTTATCTTCATAAGACCATATACCACGCCATAGACGATAATATTCATCCCACTTAGTTAAGTAGTTATTATCTCTATGTTGTCTCCAGGCTGTTAATCTTGTAGTCAGCCATCCTGCTAGTGCTTGGTAATCATTATCGTTATTGTAGTTCATAAATTACTAGTATCCTGATACGTCATCATATGGTTCCCAATCTTCATCTAATTCAATAGTGTGCATATAATCTGCAACACTCACCTGGTCTATGTAAGCCAAGGCATCTATAATATCATCGTGTGTTCCTCTAGTAGGGAACTCAATCAACTGTGTCTCTAAGTCCTTAATGTATCTAGGGTCAGGATTAAATGTAATCTTCCCGTGTTCTAGTCTGCCTTGTAAGGACCAGGTAATTCTATCTACTTTCTTCTTACCACCGTGAGTCACATCAGTAATAGGTACCCATCTACCTTGTACTCTCATCTCATCTTCTAGATAAGGTAATATAGCATTCTTTAATGCTCCTGCCTCAATACCTACAGTCGTGACTTCATTGTCAATAGCTGACGATAAAATCTTCTTAGCGGTCTCTTTAATGGACCAACGACCGTGAAGTATAGATTTAACCCACCAATGGTCACCATCGATTTTAACGATAGCAATTGCTGTTTCATCGAGCTTAGAGCCTTTAATACCACGTTCTTTCTCCACATTCTCATAACCTGCTGGGTCAACTGCCATAACGAAGTTACCATCTTCAGGTTCTTCATCATCAGTAATAATCCATTCTGACTTAAAGATACCACCAGTAAATGACACAAAGCTAGCCTCGAACTCCTGCCTGAAGGCTTGGGTAGACATAGTATTCTTAGCAGTCTTAATCTCTTCAGGGTCAATCAAAGGATTGTCTGTAGAGTTATATTGGAATGCTTCCCAGTCTTCATTCTCTTCTTTATTAGCATCTAACCACAACTCATAGAAGTGGTTCTTACCTGCTGGAGTACCAATAAACATAGCACCACCTTTTACATCTGCTAGGGTAGGTCTGATGATTTGTTCCCACACTTCTACTTTCATAGAGGCATACTCATCTAGAACTACATAAGCTAGACCCACACCCCTTAGAGTATCTGGTCTATCTGAACCTTTGAGACTAATCTTCCTACCGTTGACTAATGTCATAGTAGCTGTATTCTCGTGTGTGGTAGCTATCAAGTCAGTACCTAATAGTAATTCCTTGAGCATACCCCACATAATATCTTTAGCCTGTTGGAAGGTAGGACCAATGTAGAATACATCCTTCTCTTCAGACTGTAGTGCCTTAATGATTAGTATCCAAGCTGCTAGCCTAGACTTACCAAATCTTCTTCCTGCTGATACTACTTTAAATCTAGCTGTAGAGTTAAATATCTCTAGCTGTGCAGGGTGTAGTTTAACATCTAGTTCAGCCACCTATGTTCACTACCTTCTCATCTAACTGAGTATCCTCAATGATGACACCTTCTGCATACTCTAGTGGTGCTACTTCTTCAGCCTCAATGACCTTAGCTTCCAGACCACCTATGTTGATGACTACCTGACCATTACCTTCAGAAGACCTTAACTCTACTGCTTTAGTTGTAGGTAAGATTCTATCCATACACATCTTAAGACAAGTACGGTCTCCTTCTAAAGCCATCTCTATGACCTTCTCTACAATCTCTGGTCCTTTGGTAGACATTAACTCTCTACTTAAGGCAGTATATTTATTGACACTACCCTTAGGTCTTCCATTAGGATTTAGAGACTTCCCCTTAACCATATTAGGGTTCCCTTTATTATTCCTTCTTTTGTCATCTGGTCTCATAGACTAATCCTTAGTGCTGTTCTAAAATAGAACCTAACTTAAGACTAATCTTAGATAACTTAACATTGAACATAAATGTTAAATAAAGTTCCTACTTAAGGTTTTTACTTTCGTTGATAACTATAATGATTATCACTTTAGTTTATTACTTTAGGTATGAAACTTTACTGTTACCATAATGGTGATGATTAAAGAGTTGTCTGAGTGTTAGGCTCTTCAGGTGAATCTTTAGTAGTAAACTTTAAGAACTACTATACTAATATTATACCATACTTTCCCTCTAAAGTCAATAGCTAAGGTGAAATAAAGTTATACCCTACTACATCTAGTGTCCCTTCCCGCACCAGACACTATATGCAGTGTATCTATTAAATAACTTAATACCCCCAAATCCTCTCCCATCTGTACTTGAGCTACACACGGGAGTGTGCGTGGGGTCTCTGGGTCCCCCTGGTGGCACTACAGGACTCAAAAGGCAGGTAACACACAGGTGACACACAGGTGACACACAGGACAGAATACAAAGGTGTGAGTGCTAGCGATTCACACTATAGAGAGCACACAGGTGACACACAGAAAATATATAGTGATACCACATAACAAGGTTATGCCAGGGATAAAATAAAGTCACACAAAGTGTTGACACACTGGTAGCACTTTGATATAATACAGGCATACACAGGGAAAGGCACACCAGTGTAGTATAAATACAACAGTGTCACTATTAAACTACATAAGAGAAAATACTATGACAACAACAACAAAGACAAAAGCAAAGACTAAAAACACTACACAACTACCTATGGATCTAATCGACCTAGACCTATACAACAAGCTAGACAATCAGAGCGGACTACAAGGACCAGTGCGTGAGATTATAGCCATATATTTAATGGTCAATAAACTAGGTGGCAGTGCACAATCTAGAATCACAGCACTAGTTGACCAAGGCAAACAAGGCTATGAGAAAATCATAACTATAGCGTGCTGGTTGAAAGATAATAATCAAGACACTGCAACACTTAAGGTGCAAGTCAATAGAGCTATGACAAAGGCTAAGACTGGATTATCATTGCAAGGACTAGGTAAAGGACAAACACCAGTCATAGAGCCGAAACAAGCAAAGAAAGGCGGTAGTGATTCAGAGGGTGACAGTGAATCAGTGTTAACTATTCAGTATGATAATGATTCTTTCGATCAAGATGCTTTTGATCAATTATTCAGTGAATGGGATAAAGAAACACAGCAATACTTTCTTAAGCATATGAAGTCACAGGCTAAAAAATAATCACACATAACACTGTTATACAGTTGACACATAATGTTAAGGCTGTATAATATCAACTATACAAACAACAAAAGGAAAACTATTATGACAAACTATAAAGGTATGATTTTAAATGAAACAAAAGACACAGTGCAAATTATAACTTTTGCCAGTGCTAATGTTAAAACTGGTGATATGTCACAAATATGGATTCTGAATAAACATATGTCACCAGTGGAGGCTAAAGCTACAGGCGAGGATTCAAAGGTATGTTTTGACTGCACACATAGAGTGCATAACACTTGTTATGTCAATGTAGGACAGGCACCCAATGCAGTATATAAAGCATACAAGACAGGTAGGTATGCACCGCTAGACTTAAGAGTATTAAAACAGGCTATAAAATGGAAAGCAGTTAGATTTGGAGCCTATGGAGAGCCTGTATTATTGCCTTTGTACCTAGTGGATTTTATAGCTAAACATTCAAAAGGTTATACAGGGTATACCCACCAGTGGCACCTACTACAGAATGACGATTATAAAGCTTATTTTATGGCTAGCTGTGACACTTCGGAGGACGTAATAAAGGCACATTCTAGCGGTTGGAGGACTTTTAGAGTACAAAAGACAGGCGAGGATTCAAAAGCTACTAATGAGCTAGACTGTCCTAATATCACTACAGGTGTGCAATGTAGAGACTGTCAATTATGTGATGGAAATACAAAAGCTAATGGAAAATCTATAGTGGTGCCAGTGCACGGTACCAAAGGCAAAATAAATAAATTTAATCTAGTAACTATTTGACATAACATTGTTATGCTAGTATAATAAAATTAAAACAACAACAACAGTTAACAAAGTTAACAAGGATAAAATAAAATGACAAAGAATAAAACTAAAAATAAAACTAAAGTACCATTTGACATCACAATTATGGATAAAGAGCCACAAAGGGTAGAAAATAGATTTGGAGGTGACAGTATTATGCTTGACCCTGAAGCATTGGCAGTGTATGATACCCTTATGGGTGCTGAAGCACTAGGTTTATGGGATATACACTCAAAAGGTTTAGATTGGTTCAGAGAAAATCACCCTAAAGCCTATATGATTTTACTGGATTAAAATAAAAGGAGAAAATATAATGGGAAATAGAGCAGTATTATGTCTAAGGGACAATAAACGACAGAGATTCAGTCAACAGGCTGTGGGTATTTATGTGCATTGGAACGGTGGCGAGGATAGTATAGCGGGGTTTCTACAATCTACACAAGAGATAATGGGCGATAGGTTGGGCGATTCAGCATATGGAAAGGCTAGATTGATACAACATATCGGTAACTTCTTCGGCGGTAACTTGTCAGTAGGTGTAGATATATGCAAGAATTTAGATTGTGATAATGGGAATAATGGTGCCTATGTGATTGACTGTAGCACTATGACCGTAACAGGGAGAAAATACAATGAATGACTATGAAGTAGAGGAGCTAGAGGCAGTCAGTGATTGCTGTGGTGCTGATATAATCTATACAGACATATGTAGTGACTGTAAAGAGCATTGTGGGGTGCAAGAGTGGGATGAGAATGACCTAACACCCGAGCAAATGAATGATGAATTAAGAAGTATTGGATTTTAACATAGGAGAATTAAAATGAATGAAGAAACAACACAAGAACAAATAGATAGATTATATCGCAAGGTCTTTAGCCTTATAGAGGAGAGAGATATGTTGGCTGATGAGAATAAGAACTTCAGTGAGTACCTAAGTAATGACTGGTGCTACAGTCAAAGACAAATTGAGGAGGTTGC